TCAACCAAGGTGGGGCAGACAAGAATGCACTCTTACAAAAGTTGATACAAATTAGACAACAGCAAGGGGGGGCGCCACAACCAAGTCAATCTCCTACAGCTCCTATAGGGCAGTTTAGTGGATCACCGCTTTCACAGTTATTTACTCAACCACCTGGGGTATTAGATAACATACGATGACAGAAAACTACGATCTATATTATGGTGAAAAAGGTCCAACAGTTAGACAAAAGCAATTTAGAGATGCACCGCAACTTAACAAGCTATATGGCGGGGCAGTCGGAGGAGGTAAATCGTGGTGTATCTCCTCAGAAGGCACACGCTTGTCAATGCTCTACCCAGGGAATCGCGGATTCATGTGCCGCCAGGAGGCTAAGGCATTTAAAGAAACCACGCTTGTCACTTTGCTTGCATTGATCTCAAAGATAGAGCGTATGTCTGGGACCAAGATAATGGCTAACCATCGTAAGGCGGATCAGACTATAGAATTTGTAAATGGATCAACAATATTATATGGAGGTATAGGGGGCTCCGAAAACAAAGATCGTGTGAAGTCAATGGAACTGGGATGGGCGGCCGTAGACGAAGCCAGCGAATGTGCCGAGGATGACATAAACATGTTAGAATCTCGTCTTAGGTGGCAGCTCCCAGATGGTACATACCCAATTTTTCATTGTTTCTATGCATCGAACCCTGAGCCTGGGTGGCTCAAGCGCCGATTCGTGGACCCTCATTTCGCTGGCAGGCTTCCTGATGACCTTGCGTTCATTCAGGCGTTACCTCGTGACAATAATTGGCTACCCGATGGGTATGTAGATAGGATCTCAGCTGGGAAACCTGCTTACTGGGTTAAAAGATATATTGATGGAAGCTGGGATGCTGCAGAGGGCCAAGTATGGCCCCAGTTCGACCGTAACATCCATGTCTTTCCAAATGAAAATTGCGACTATGAAATTAGAGCACCTCTTCGCAAAGAACAGTACAAGTACATCTTCTCCTCACTCGATCATGGACAAGCGAACCCTGCTTGTTTTCTTGGGTGGTATGTTGATAAGGATTCTAATTTGTTTGTATATGATATGTATTATGACTCAGGACTTATTTCAAAGCATGTGCGCGAGATCAAGGAAAAGTTTAAGATGGAGCTTTTTCATTATAATCGTACTGATCCTTCTGTATGGAATACTGTAGGTGAGAGGGAAGGAAAGGAGTGGACTACTGCTGATGAATATCATGAACATGGTTTACGAGGATTGGCTAAGGCCAATAATACACTACGCGCTGGACTCAATCGTGTCGGTGAGTTTTTGTATAATGATCCTGCTCATATCCATCCTATTCTTGGTACCACTGGCTCTCCTAGAGTTTTTATATCTGCTCGGTGTGAGAAACTTGTAGAAGAGATACTTGGGTATATATGGAAGCCTCAGAGGCGTCCCGATGTTAATGACGCTCGCGAGGAGCCATTGGGTAGAAGGGATCACTCGGTGGATGCTTTTAGGTATGGGATTATGAGTCGGCCTTCAATTGCGGCGAAGAAGAAAGTAATACCAATTAATTGTTTTGATTCATTAAAACGCTCTAGTATAGCGTATGAACAAAATTCAAGATTACGAGAGATGAGAGGAGTGGCGAGATAATGGCAAAAAAGAAAACTAGATTAGAAGCAGCATTGAGTGCGGCAAGAAATGCCTTTGACGGAGCGGCAGGACGGCTTGCTGGTCGTGGAGTACGTAAAGCTGGAAAAGCCCTTACAGAAGCGGCAGGACAGGTTGCTGGTGATGTACTAAGTAGCGCTGGAAAAGGGGCAGGCTCGGCGGTAACAGGGATTGTAGGTAATATTGCAGAGAACTCTTTACTAAAGAGGAAGAAGAAAACAGAAGCAGAATTACCTGGTATTGGTGGTATTTTAGGTAATATTGTAGAGAACGCTTTAATAAAGAAGAAGAAGAAAACAGAAGCAGAAAGAATACGAGAACAATCAGGTGCGGCAGTATCAGCTGAGGAACTACGAAGATTACAAACTAAACCATTAGAATAGGAAGCCTAATGCCAGAAAAAATTGACCTTCCAAGATGGAAGCTAAGATTATCAAATGCACATGCACGTCATGATGATAAAGTAAAGAAGCAACTCAAAGTCTGGCGCGACTACTATCGTGGTGTTCAATGGGACCCCGATTTACTGGCACCTAATGGACCATATAGAACAGCTACTATAGATAATATGGTATTTAGTAACATTAGTACCATCAAGCCATCTATTAATCTGAGGCGCCCTAAGGTCTTGGTATCACCAAAGAAACGCCCCCATAAACTACCAGATGGCACTTTGTTTAACACTATTGCCTCAGCATCAATGCTGAGATTACTTTTAGACTCCTATTACCAAGAGCTGCGTACAAAGGAGCAAACCGATAAGTGCCTTGTAGACGCTTTAATTGGTCATTGGGGTCTAATGGAATTTGGTTATACCTTCAAAACAGAGAAGGTAAAAGATAAAACATTGTTGGAGGTACATGAACTTATTAAGGAAGATTCAATCTTTGCTGTGCGAAGATCTCCGATGGACTTGCGAGTTGATCCCAAAGCCAAGGACCATAACTTGCGTGATGCGGATTGGATCGCTCTAAGGTGGGCACGTTCTCTCTACGATGTACAACATGATGCGAAATTTAAGAACACCTCGGATCTGATTGCTAATCATCGTATAGATGTTGATCCCACTAGTGAATCTATAGCATCTGAGATGAACTCTACTGAGGAGCCCGTTGCTGATGGTGGCACACCAAACGATTTGAACCTTGTGGTAGGTTGGAGGATCTGGGATAAAAAACATGGAAAAGTTATTGACATTGTGGAAACACATGACAAAGTTCTGCAAGAAGGACCTTGGCCCCTTGATTTTGGAGGAGGTTTCCCCATTGAAACTCTTTGGTTTAATTATAATCCTGATGAGCTTTTGCCTATTAGCGATGTGGACACTTATATTGCAGCTCAAGATGAGCTTAATCGCATTAACTCAATGAAGCTCGATCATGTTAGGCGTGTGTCCAAGAGAGCTTATATAGCACAAGAAGGCACATTCACTAACGAGGAAATAGAAAAACTACAAACTGGTCCTGATGGTATTGTTATGATGAGTAACAAGAATCCTCAAGGAGCACTTGAGCCAGTAAAAGATGTAAATGTATCACAAGACATCTATATTATAGGTAGTACAGTCAAGAGTTCTATTCGTCAGACCGCAGGAGTAAGTGGCTTTGAGGCGGGCGAATCAAAGAACTTTGACACCGCAACTGAGCCTTCGCTAATCAATGAAGGTGTAAAGTCGCGCCGATCTGAGAGATCAGTTATCATAGAGGACTTTCATGCTCGTATAGTTAATAAGATGGCAGTTATGTTACAGCAGACTTTATCTAAGAGAGAACTTAATTTAAACAAAGAGCAATTCGACTTTGCTTCTCAGACTGTACCAAATGCATTAGATAGTCAGCAAGTAAATATTAACCAAGCACAACAGTTTGCGGGAGTCCCTCATAAGGTTGTAGGAAGGATCGGCGATCAAGCTCAGGTCTTACTTCCTTGGTTAACTGTTGACAAGAAACAAATAGTAGGGGAATATAATTTTGATATAGAAGTTGGTTCAACGCAACTTGATACTGAGGACAAGAAAAAAGCAGAAGCAATACTATTATATAATACCTTGCAAGCTAATCCAATTGTTAATCCATTCGTTGGAACCAAGAAACTCTTGGATGCATTTCAAGTACCAGAAGCTGAGGAACTACTTAAACCTCAACAGCAGGTACAGCAAGAACGCCAGCAGGCAGTGCAAACTGCGGTGCAGGGCGAACAAGCTAAAGATCAGCCTAAGCGCGATACTGATTTACAGAAAACTAAAATGAAGAGTCAGGTTGCTATGGAAGGTATCAAGTCTAAGGAACGTATAGAAGCACAAAAAGTAAAATCTAGTTTACTGACCAGCGCACTAAGTAGTAGGGGGAAATAATAATGCCAGGAATCAATTTATCAAGTGCAACTTCTAATTCATCTTGAGGTAACTTATGCCAATGTACGATTATGAATGTAAAGAGTGTAACAAAGATTGGATAAACTTCCATGTAGTTGATGAGAGGGGGGATGAGAAGTGCCCTTGCTGTAAAGGTGAGGCAATAAGACTAATATCAAGTGGGCCAAAACCAGTAGTATACAACTATTATTGCGATGGTATCGGTGCACAGATCACTGGTCCTGAACAGCGAGCAAAATTAATGAAGGAAAAGGGGTTAGCAGATGCGCCCCCATTATAATTATGCCATTTACTGTTAAAAGAAAAAGTAGATTAGGAGAACGACTTGCACAATCTGGGGGTGACTTAACCAGTTTGTTCCCAGCTGGTGCAGGGTTTAGATTTGGCCCAGGAGGTCAAAACTTTACCGATGCTGGTAACCTTTTTGGGCGCTCTGATATTGGCTCAACAAAAAAGTTACTTACTACTGCAGAGGAAATTAATCAACGAACTCGTAATAATGTAGCAAGGCGTTTGTTAGAAAAAAAGTTACATGGGGTAGTTAAAAACTCTGGTTTAGAAGAGGCATTCAATTTTTTACGCTTAGGTGGCAACTAATGTCACTATATTATAAACAATGACAACCTTTTAGGAGGCCATTATGGATTTAGATGCACAGATTAATGTACCACAAGATCAGGAATTAGGGAAGATAGCAGAAGATATACCACAGGAAAAACACACTGATGACCCTGCGGATAGTCCTGCTGTAACCCAAGAACCATCTGGTAAGTTCAAAACGCTCGAAGCCGCCGAATCAGCTCACAAGGAGCTCGAAAGGAAAATGCATGAGCGCGATGGCGAAATCAGAAGTGGCCGCCAATACAAGGAGGACACAGATTCACTCTTTAGAGGTGTAGGGGGAGCAGAGAGGGCCGCTCAGACACTCGCAAGTCTACAGAACAGCCCATCATTTAGAAAGTGGGCTACCGAGGAACAACAGAGAATCGCAGTTGGCAACAACACTGGCGAAAGTGGCGACATGAGCGATGCTGAGAAGAAAGGAATGCAAATAGTAAACAACATGATTGAACAAAAGTTATCTAACTTTAAGCAATCACATTTGGACCCCCAGATTGAGAGAAGCCGCGAGGCAAATATTAATAACGCATTCGATAAGATGGATAGTGAATACCCAGATTGGCATGACCAGCAAGGCAAGATGGAAGAACTGTCGAGGTTGTTTGATCCTGCTATTCAAGAGAATCCAAAGTTTGAGCATGTTGAGCTTTTATATAAAGCCGCACGTGCTGCTAACAACGACTTGAAAACTGTAGATGAGCACAACAAGACAATAGCCGAGAAGAAGAGACTTTCTACTGGCGAGATTCCACAGCCTGGGGAAGAAGGTGTAACCCCAAAGGTAGGTAGTATAGAGGAAGCGTTTAAACACGCAATGCAATAAATTAATTTAATGGGAGGAAGGTGACGTAACAATGGCTGGTATATCAGAAACGAGAACGTGGAATGATATTTTAACCACGACATTAGCGATTTATCGTACCAAGATGCAAGATCAGATTTTTGATGTGTATCCGTTACTCAGTTATTTAAATGGAAAGCTGGGAGTTGCGGTTAATGGGAGGAAATTGAAACGCGTAGAAAGTGGGGGTGAAAGTGTTGTCGAGCCACTGCTTTACGAGGAAAATTCAACCGCGGGGAGTTATTCTAGGTATGATCAACTAGATACTACACCTCAAGATGAATTTACCATTGCACGTTATGATTGGAAGCAGTACTCTGCAAGCATAACGATTGATGGTTTAAGTGAAAGAAGCAACATGGGTCAGTTCTCTGTTGTTAATTTGCTTAAAGCCAAGACCAGAGCAACCGAGTTAGCGTTAAGAAAAACGCTTTCTTCTGGTGCATGGGGCGATGGAACTGACAACGGCAGCAAAGTGTTTGGTGGACTAGCACTCGCTATGAGTACATCTTCTACTTTAGGTGGGATTGCTCCTGCTACGAATACCTGGTGGAAAGCTAGTGTTACTACTGGTGGGTCTTTTGCAGCTCAGGGACTTACCGATATGAGGACAGTTTTTAATACTTTGTCT